GGCATAGCCCTTTTTTTTAAAGGCTTCTGCCGTGATAGACCCCCTGCCGCCGTTTCCGGCAGGCGGGTTCGCCGTGTTTGCGCCCTGAGTGCTGGTAGTGACGATGTAGTCGCTGTAAGATTCTTTCAGGCTGGCTTCCAGCTTGTCAGAATCCTTGATAGCGCCTTTATCGTCAAGTTCCAGCTTGTCTAGCAAGCCATCGCCTTTGCACAGCCGAGCAACAGACTGCAAGCGTTTGTCGGCAATGCCGACTTTTTTCAGGGCGGTCTCCAGTGCCTTTTCTTTGGCAGCGGTAGTCTTTTCAGCGGCCACGCTGGTTTTGTAATCCTCGAAAGCCTGGTGCTCGGATTCATACTTTTCCTTGTAACCGTCATCGCCCTTTCCTTTCAGGTCGTCCAGTTCCTTTTGAACGGCTGGAAGTTTTTCCGCATCGGCTTTATACCGCGTGACGTCGTCCTTCAGCGGGTCAACAACGCCCAGATGGAGCGCCACCAGCTGATTTTCAATTTCATCAGTGCAGCTTTTGGATGCCGTCTGCATTCAGCGATACCGATACTCCAAACTGGACGGACGAGCAGGTAGACAAGGCACTTTCTGATTATATCGCTCAGATGCCGAGCCTGTACAAGCGCCGCCTGCTGTATATCCTTTGTGGGGCGCACGGGAGCGATTGGGCGGGCCAAATAGATTTGCTGTGTGCTAACGCGCATACGTCCATGCAAAGCCGTGTACGCGTCTGCCAGGCAGTAATACAGAACTACCGGATAGATACCGTAACTGGGGATGACCCATGCCCGGAAAGCATCAAGCCGGACTTTGACCGCCTGCAAATATGCCTGCAAGCCGGAGAAGCTGCCGTTCTGGCAGGTGACGGCGAATATAACGCAAGGGAAAAATAAAAAATCCCCTGCCGGTGGTGCCACACCAGCAAGGGATAAAGAGCCGTCAACACAAAAAAGTTGACGGCATTATTATAGCACATACAAAAAGGAGCCGCAATATGAAAAGGACAAATACCGCAAAATGGATTGAAAGCGCCGGGCGTTGGCAAATCAATGTGCAGAAGAACGGCGTGCGCAAGACGTTTACCAGCGCCAAGCCGGGCCGCACAGGCCAGAGGGAAGCTAACAAAAAAGCAGATGAATGGCTTGACATAGGCGTAAAGACGGAACGGATTAAGGTTTCTGACGCATGGGAACAGTTGCTACAGCAGAAAAAACTTGTGTCTGATGCAGAATACAAAAACATGGCATCGTTCGGACGCTCCCATTTGCTGCCAGCCATCGGGATCAAGTCAGTAAAAGCCGTTACGGAACAGGATTTCCAAAAAATTATAGATTATGCGTTTCGCCATCCACAGGGGAACAGCAAAGAGCCCTTATCCAAAAAGACGTTACAGAACTATGCCAGCTACTGCAAGCAGTTTACGAATTTTTGCCGAAAATCAAAATGGACAACGCTTGAGCTTGAAGAGTTACAGATTCCGGCAGCATCCAGAAAAAAAGGAAAGAACGTTTTGACAGTTGAAGCGCTGAACACGCTGCTAAAAGTAGATACGACCATAATGCGCGGAAAATCTGTGCATGATGAATACATAAATTATTATAGGTTTCAGGTGCTAACAGGCATGCGCCCCGGTGAAATGCGGGGGCTGCGATGGGAAGACGTTGACGGGAATCTGTGCAGACTGAAGCAGGCAATCAATGCGCACGGTCAAATCACGCAGGGAAAAAACGAAAACGCATTGCGCACGGTAGTGCTATCCAGACGCGCAGTGGACGTGCTGGAAGCTCAGAAAGCCGTGACTGGAAAGCAGGAGTACATCTTCCCCATGGCATCCATGCACACCTACTACCACCGCTGGCAGCGCTATCAGCGCTCTAATGACATGCCGGAGCTGAGTCTTTACGAACTGCGCCACACGTTTGTGAGTATCGCAAAGGAGTTGCCGACTGGCGAATTAAAGCAGCTAGTCGGGCATAGCGAGGATATGGACACATACGGCACATACTCTCACTACATCGCTGGAGATGACGAACGGACAGCCCAAAACTTACAAGAAATCTTTGATAGATTGGTGGACTAAAAAGTACACACTAAAAGTACACACTTTTTTTCTTAAATGTATGAAATAATAAAAAAAGTATGTGATAAAACAAAATAATATAGCAATATACCGCTATATTTTTAATCACTAAAAGCATTGTGTATAGTTCGAGTCCTGTCACCTCGACCATCGGAATGCGCCGCAGATTCATTGAAATCTGCGGCGCTTCTGTTATTCGGTACATACGTAGGAATGTTCTTCGGTTTTCTCTGCCAAAAGGCGCTGCCGCGGTTCATTTTTCTGTTGTCTTTTCCCTACAAAAAGGCTATAATAATCTCAAATTTTGCATAGCATAGGAGGGGTCGTCTTGGAGCGGATCAAACGGTATCTGCGCAGCGCGGCGGGGTATCAGGCGGTGTGCGCCAAGTGGCTGGTGCTGGCGGCGCTGGTGGGCTGCGTGGTAGGCCCGTTGGGCGGCGCATTCGGGCTGGCGCTCAACTGGGCCAACGCCACCCGCGGCGCGCACCCGTGGCTGCTTTACCTGCTGCCCGTTGCCGGTCTTGTTATCGTATTTTTGTATCACCGCTTTGACCCGGATGGCGGCGGCTCTACGAACCAAATCTTCGTATCCGTGCGGGAGCACAAGCCGCTGACACTGCGCACCGCGCCGCTCATCTTTGTTTCCACCGTCGCCACGCATCTGTTCGGCGGGTCCAGCGGACGCGAGGGCGCAGCTCTGCTGCTGGGCGGCAGCGTATCCGGGCAGCTCGGCAGGGCGCTGCGCTTAGAAAACCGTGACTGCCGCTTAATGACGATGTGCGGCATGGCGGGCGCGTTCTCGGCCATCTTCGGCACGCCGCTGGCCGCAACGATCTTCACGCTGGAGGTCGTCGATGTCGGCTCCATGCAGTACGCGGCACTGCTCCCCTGTCTGGTGTCGGCGCTGCTGGGCGTTTTCATCAGCGGCAAAATGGGGCTGGCGCCCGAGGCGTTCGTCTTACAGGCCGAGGCTGCCCCCACGCCGGACAATCTCGTCCGCGTTATCATCCTGGGTGCGCTGCTGGCCGCACTGAGCATCTTCTTCTGTGAGCTGCTCCACGTCACGCCGAAGCTGTACCGGAAATTCTTCCCGAACATCTACCTGCGCGTCGCCGCGGGCGGCGTGCTCATTATCGCCTTGACAAAGCTGCTGGGCACCACCGACTACAACGGCGCGGGCGCGGCGGTCATCGAGGCCGCCATCGACGGCGAGGCTGTTCCCTACGCCTTCCTTTTAAAGATGCTGTTCACCGCACTGACCCTGGGCGCAGGCTTCAAGGGCGGTGAGATCGTGCCTATCTTCTTCACCGGCGCGACGTTCGGCTGTGTGGCCGCGCCGCTGCTGGGTCTGCCGCCGCAGCTGGGCGCGGCGCTGGGCATGGTTGCGCTGTTCTGCGGCTGCACCAACAGCCCGCTGGCGTCCATCTGCCTTGCCATCGAGGTATTCGGCGGGCAGTGCGTCTCGCTGTTTGCGCTGGCATGCGCGGTTTCCTACATGCTGTCGAGCTATTTCAGCCTTTACCGCGAGCAGCACTTCCTGCATTCCAAGCTGCGCATCGTCGGCGTGCAGCGGGTACACGGCCACTGGTCCGAGACGGACGCCGCACACCTGACCACAAACGACGACGGCGAAAATTAGAAAACCAGAAAATTGGTTGCAGGAACGCTGTTTTCATGCTATAATAAACTGTTACGGAGGAAATGGCGCACTATGAATACACTTACCTTGGAAAAGCACTGCTGGGCCGAGATCGATTTGACGGCCCTGCGTGAAAATTATGAATATATCCGCCGCACCGTAGGCGGGCCGGTCTGCGCCGTCGTCAAGGCGGACGCCTACGGCCACGGCGATAACGTCATCGCCCGCGTTCTGCAGGAGGCCGGTGCTGCGGGCTTCGCGGTCAGCTCCCTTGGCGAGGGGCGGCACCTGCGCCGCGGCGGCATCACAACACCCATCCTGATTCTGGGCTACGCCGACCCCACCTATGCGGCTGTGCTGGCTGCCAACGACCTGATCACCACCTGCTATTCGACCGAATACGCACAGGCGCTCTCCGCTGCCGCCGTCAAGGCGGGCGTCAAGGTTAAGGTCCACCTGAAGATCGACACCGGCATGGGCCGCATCGGCTTTGCGGTGCGTTCCGGCTTTGCGGAAACCATCCGCGAGCTGGAGGCTCTCTACGCCCTGCCCGGGCTGGACATCTGCGGCGTCTTTCAGCACTTTGCGGTGGCGGACAGCGTCGAACCCGACGACGAGCGCTACACCGACGAGCAGCACGCGCTGTTCGCGCAGGTCGTGGAGCGGCTGCGTGCGGACGGCTGCCCTGTCGGCACGGTACACTGCGCCAACTCTGCCGCACAGCTGCGCCACCCCGAGTGGCGGCACGACATGACCCGCGCGGGCATCATCCTGTACGGGCTTGACCCCAGCAATGAGGTACACTTCCCCGCCCTGCAGCCCGTCATGTCGCTGAAATCCGTCGTGACCTTTGTCAAGGAGCTGCAGCCCGGCCAGAGCGTCAGCTACGGGCGCACCTTTACCGCCGATAAGCCGATGCGCGTCGCCACAGTCTGTGTGGGCTACGCTGACGGCTACCCGCGGATGCTGTCCGGCGGGCCGGCCCGGGGGGGCACGGCCACCCGCGGCCCGCGCGCCC